ACGATATAGGGGATGCTACCTTAATAGTTCCATTAATTAAAGAATATATGGAATTAGGTCTTAAAAATGATGAACAGCTAATCAAGATGGCTACCATTATACAACGTGCTATAGGTACGGGTAAATCTGAAGATGAAGGATTTGGTATGACTGAAGACGAAAAAGCACAGCTATTAGCTGAAGTAAAGAACTTCCAACCTAAACAATAATGAGTTACAGTAAATTTGGGTTTTCCAATCTTGTTAAATCCAATTCCCCACTTACTAGACAACAAACCCCAAACTCATACTCTGAAACCATAACGGCTCAGGTAACTAAAGTTATTACCTCTGATAATTTAACCCCAATAATTAATGGTGGTATAACCTATTCAAAAATAGGAACAGCATTATGTATCTCAATCACCCAGAACATTGTTGGAAGTCAATACATAGCATTACCTAAATCAACATCCACAATTAATATACCTGAAGTAGGTGAAATTGTAACTCTACATAAAATCCCATCACCAAATAGTAATGGATTTATGTGGCTTTACGACCAACCACATTCATTATATGATGGAAGTTCTATTAATAACAACAAATCAACATTACTTAACACCCCATCATCACCATCTAGTAATATTAAAGACTACAAAAAAACAGAACTAGGCATACCCAATCAACAACAAACTAACCCAACTCCCAAACAAGAAACATTCACCGAAGCTGAAATTAATCCACTCACCCAAAATTCGGGAGATATAATTCGTTATGGTAGACACGGTCAAAGTTTGCGATTTGGAAATAATACCGGAAAACCCATAACTATACTTAGAAATGGGCAAACCAAAACAAATGAGTCTGGATTTATACCTATCTCAGAGGATATTAAAAATGACTTAGCCTCATTATATCTAACATCCAACCAAACTATAAAATTCAGTTTAGCTAATGAAAACTTCACTTCATACCCAAACCCACCAATAACCCCGGCTTCATTTAATCTACCTCAGGTTATATTATGGTCGGATCGGGTGGTTTTGAATGCGAAATCTGACAGTGTCTTAATTAGTGCAGCCAAATCGGTGGGATTATCATCTAATGAGAGTATCAACGCTGATTCACCTTCAGTGCGTATTTATAGTCCTAATATATTATTAGGTCCTAGCTCTAAAGAAACGGATAAAAATGATCCTCCTCAATCCGCTTTATTGGGAGATACCACAATAATGTTATTTAATCAATTGTGCCTTTCCGTAAAAGCAATAGCCGAATTACTTGAAACCTCCAAAATATTTCCCGGGGGGGCTCAAGTTCCTAGTGCTCCCGGTAATTTAATAGGGGGAAACGCCTCTATTGTAATTCAAAATATATTAGACAATTTAGACAAAACTAAATCAAAATACATCAAATTAAAATGATATCAGGAATAGTCGTAGATTCATCCACTAACCAACCAATAAAGGGAGTAAAATTAACTTCATCTAATGGTGATAAACAACTTACATCAACCACTGATAGTAATGGTAAATTCACTATTGATGTTCCATCATTCCCAAATAATCTAACTATATCATACGTTAATTATACCACTAAAGAAATAAAACCATTTAAGGGTGATGGTGAAGTTAAAACCGATTTAGGTCCTATATTATTGAGTTTAACCCAAACAAGTAATGTAGAAGATAATTTAAAATCCATCCAAATGGATAAAAAATCTTTAAAATCCATACTCCAACCGGAAAAAGATGCAGAATTTTATTTACGCAAACGCTTAACTGACTCAGTAAATGATATTAAATCTCAATTAATACCCATTACTTTAAGTATGTTAACGGTGTATGGTATATCTAAAGCAGATGATATTATCAAAAAACAAAAAAATGAAATACAAAAATATATAGATAATTCCACTTGCCCTACTCCCGATGCTTTAGATAAATTATTAAATAAAAAAAATAAATTATATAAGAAATTAAATCACATAGCCTCTAATATTGATTCTACCACAAAAGCTCTAGGTATAACTAATGTTATATTGGATGGGATGAATTTGACATTACAGATTATCAAATCCAATCCTGCACCCGCAGGAGCAGTTTCTGTAGGTGTATTATCTCAAATTGAAGGAATTATTAAAAAAATAGAGATAGCTATTAAAGTATCTAAAAGCATCAGTGTAGGTACTATATTAATATTATCTATTATACGTCAAGTATTAACACAATTAATGCAGTACCTATCGTTACTAGATATGCTAATCCAACACTGTGCACCCAATACCCCACAATCACAAGAATTATTAAATTTATCATTATTAGAATTAAATAAAGAAATAGAACCTGTACCTAACGTCATAAACGGATTCACATTAACCGTAGAAACCGAAATCACTGAAAAACCACTAAAACGGAAACGAGCAATCGCCAAAAATAAAAGTGGTGTTAACCTCTTGCAAGGAGAGTGGTCTTTCAGTTCAATTGATCAGATATTGATAGACGAACTAACATTCTATATTCAAACCAATGATTTAAAAGCATATTAACCTAATATTTATAAACATATGAAAACATCAGAACTTAAACAGTTAATTAAAGAAGCCGTACGTGATGCTATACGTGACGAAATGAAAGATATACTTTTAGAAGCACTGAAAACTCCTAAATCATCCATCCAAGAAACACGCACAACACAAACAGACTACAAACCAACACTTACTCAACCTACATTTGATGCAAGAGAAAAATATGCAAATATTTTAGGTGAGACAGCAATGAGTTTTACTAGCCGAGATGTTAACCAATTTAATCCATCTGTTGTAGGCGACCCAGTAAATGGTAACCTAGGTAATGGTGAATTAGGTATGGATCAAATTATGAATTTATTAAACGGTAAGTAATGGGATTTGGACCGGTTCAAATACAACCTATTGATTTAGAGGAAAGCGTAGCTGTGGGAGTAAATCTCCCCTTTAGCTCACCTTCTGTATTCTCATCAAATTACCAAACCAAAGATTCCACCAAAAACAATTTAATTAATTTCTTCCTTACCAATCCTGGAGAACGCCCATTAAATCCCACATTTGGTGGTGGTTTAAGGTCATTTTTATTTGAGCAGATGGATAATAATAATTTGGAATTCTTGAAAGAAGATATATCTGAAAAAACATCTAGGTATTTCCCCAACGTAAAAATAGAAGAACTAACCGTAACTGGTAAACCTGATACTAATATTGTAAATGTATCAATGACATATTCAATATTAAATACTAATACAACTGATACCTTACAAATAACATTCAATGGATAAAGATATAAAATATATTAACCGAGACTTCTCAGACTTTAGACAGCGGTTAATAGAGTATACTAAAACATACTTCCCAAACACATACAATGATTTCTCACCATCCTCCCCAGGGATGATGTTTATGGAACAAGCCGCATATGTTGGGGATGTTTTGAGTTTTTATTTAGACAATCAAATCCAAGAAAATTTCACCCAATACGCCCAACAAAATAACAACATATACGAATTAGCATACATGTTTGGGTATAAACCTAAAACAACTACTGCAGCACAAACAACACTTGACTTCTACCAACAGGTACCAGCCAAAGCAATAGGTGGCGGTAATGTAGTACCGGATTATGACTATGCATTAACAGTAGGAGAAAATACTACGGTATCAGCTAATGGTGCATCATTTATAATTCAAGATAAAATTGATTTCTCTACATCCAGTTCACAAGACCCAACTGAAGTATCAGTATACCAAATAGCGGGTGGTGTGCCTCAATATTACCTATTGAAAAAATCACGTCATGCCATATCAGCTACAATTAACACAACATCATTTTCATTTACTGAACCACAACCATTTACCACTGTAAACATCCCTTCAGCAAATATAATTAAAATATTGGATGTAATTGATTCAGATGGAAATGTATGGTACGAAGTAGACCATTTAGGTCAAGAAATGGTAATTGATCCTGTTAAAAATACAAACATCAATGACCCAAATAGTGGTAAAGACGTTCCATATTTAATGCGATTAAAAAAAGTACAGCGACGATTCGCTACTAGATTTACATCTAATACTAATTTACAATTACAATTTGGAGTTGGTGATCCGAACAACATCGACGAAGAAATTACCCCAAACGCTAATAACGTTGGTATAGGTTTACCTATTAAACAAGACAAATTAACCGCTGCATACTCACCTACCAACTTCCTGTACACTGGAACTTATGGTATTTCACCATCTAACACTACATTAACTGTACGTTATTTAACTGGTGGTGGTGTTTCATCAAACGTTGCAGCTAATACATTAACTAACGTTAATACTACTAATATTAAATTTAACCAATTTAATTTAAATCCAACTACATCAAATTACATATTCACGTCACTAGCATCAAATAACTCGATAGCTGCCAGTGGTGGTAAAGGTGGTGATACAATTGACGAAATACGCCAAAACACATTAATGTCAGTAGCATCTCAACAACGTTCAGTTACTGCTGAAGATTATTTAATTCGCGCTTTAAACATGCCATCTGATTTTGGTTCTGTATCTAAAGCATATATTGAACAGCCTAAATTAACAGATAATCAAGTATCCACTATTGAAACACTTAACTTGTATGTATTAACTCAAAATTCACAAGGTCAATTAGATTACCCTACATCTGTATTAAAAAATAATTTACGCACATATCTATCGCAATATCGAATGATTGGCGACAACATTGAAATTCGTGATGCATTTATAATTAATATAGGTGTTAATTTTGAAATAATAGTAACCCCAAACTCAAACAACAACGAAGTAATATTAAACTGTATTTCAGCAATTCAAGATTATTTCAACCGCGACAAATGGCAAATCAATCAACCAATCATGGTGCGTGATTTATATGTACTTTTGGATAAAGTTAAAGGTGTACAAACGGTAAAATTAATCACTATTGAAAACAAAGCCGGCACATCTTCAGGTTATTCTCCATACGCTTACGACATAACGGGAGCTACACAAAACAATGTAATATATCCATCCCTTGACCCAAGTATATTTGAATTAAGGTACCCTCAACAAGACATTAAAGGACGCGTGTCCCCTCTATAGCAAAATTATATATTGCCATATTTATAATAAAATAACATAAATGGCCATATATAAAATATTCCCGTTACAAGACACCACACTATATACTATCTATCCCGATGCCAATACTGGGATAGATGCTATGTGTGAGGTATCCAATATCTTGGACATCTCTGGTACCCCACAAGTAGCACGTTATTTATCATTATACGACGATACTGAAATAGCAGACATCATTAATAATACTATATCTGGTAATCCTTACTCGGTATATTTACGTAATTTCATATCTACTGCTAAAGGAATAGGTACAGACATATCTCTTGACATTCGCCCTGTTGCTCAAACATGGAATAATGGTACGGGATATTTTGGGGATTCACCTGAAGAAACAGATGGTGCATCTTGGGATTCGGCTACATATAATACTCCTTGGAGTATATCTGGAAATATTGGTGGGTATTCATATACTGGATCAAATATTGGAACAGGTGGTGGTAATTGGTTTACTACATCTAGTTTACATATAACTCAATCATTTGGTTTACGCGCACAAAAAGACCTTGAACTTAATGTTACACCAATAGTTACATCATGGTATAACCAATCAATACCAAATAACGGCTTCATCACCAAATTATCCAGTTCATTCGAATTCAATGCAAAC